CTCAGAAAAATTTTTTACAGTCATGCAATAATAATCTACTTCAAGGATTTCTTTTGGCGTTGTCTTTAGCTTGTTAATAGCTTTTTTAGTAACAGAATCTTTACACCCTAAGTCAATTCCATATTTCTTTCTTCGATACGCTACGCCCTCCCCTGTCATACCGTACTTACTACCTATCTCTTTATCAGACAACCCCTCTAAACACAAGGCATTCAATAGGCCTTGTGTTAAATCTTTTTTACTTAACACCAAAACCCCCTAGCTCTCATTTTTGTAATACACTTACAGTAATATACTATAATGATCCTAAAAAAAGTCAAAAAAAGGCTTCGAGATAAAATCTCGAAGCCTTTGTATTCTAGCTACCGACTAAGCTTAGCGAGCAAGCTTAATACGAGTGATAGCGAGAGGATTATGACACCCGATCCCTAAATTTTCGAAGACCGAAAACCCAATTCTTCTTGCTTTCGGGTCATCTGCGCTTAGGACGGTTAGCTCCGTGCGAACGGGTATACGTCCGAAGAATTCAGGCTCTGCGCAAACGTAAATGTAACCAGGAGCTACTTTACGAGTTACGATGATCTGAGCTCCCCAAACGGTTGCCATTAATCCGGTTTTAAGCAATGTAGCCTGAGTTTCGATGTCAAGAACATCACGGCCCCACTTACGAATGTCGGAGTAATCCAGAGCATTCACAAAGATACGAGCAACGCGAAGGTCATGAGTTTCGATACGTGCAAAAGCGTCAGCAAGGTTAGACGGTGTCAGCGGAGCTGTAGCGTTAACCTGAGCGTTCACATAAGCAGAACCGAGGTTATCGAAACCATTCTGAGCAACGGCATCCATTACATCAAATGCGCGAGCATCTTCAGCAGCCTGGATTTGAGCTTTAGCAAGATCCTGTGATCTTTCGATCAGGTCGAATCTACGCTCTTTAACCTGTGTCAGAGGGATTTCAGGGTTAGAAGCAATCTCGAAGAGTGGGAAAATCACACGACGAGGCTTCGTGATTGCGAGGATGTTTTCTCCTTCCTCACCTACTACGAATGCGGTCACGTTAGGATCCTTATCGTAAATAGGCAGAGCGCCATCCGGAAGCTGCTCTACGAGGAAAGCCTTACGAGCGACAGAAGTATAGTCGCGACGCAGACGAAGGGGTTGAACCATACTAGCTGCAAGCTTAGCACGTCCAGCAGCAGTCTTGATGTAGTCCCCTATGATCTGCTGTTTAACTTCATTAGAGATATTAGTATCAGCCATGTTTTAACCTCCTAATGCCTTTCTGGACAGTGTTATACTCTTAACTGAACAACCATGAATGGGTCTGTTGTAGAAGGGGCCACAAGGACAACACCTACAACTGTACCTTCTGAACCGGAAACGTCGCTCTCGTTAGTCAAAAGACCGTTTTCAGATGCATACAGAGCATCACCAGCGGAATAACTAAGAGCGGTAGCCTTGTCAGAGTCGTAAACTTCATAAACGTCAGTAGAGAAAACTGAACCAGAGCCGCTGAGGTAAGGAACCTTACCAGAAGCAACACCGCTCATACTCTCATACGGATAACCTACTGCGTTGTTAATCGCTACACCAAGTGGCGCACCAGTTGCATCACTAGTTACAGCAGTACCGTTAGAAGTACCAGCCATCAGAACCTGACCAGCAAGAATGCCGGAAGGTACGTCAGACGTGATACGAACATCACTAGCACTGGAGTTGTAACAAGTGTTTGCAGTGGTCAACCCGGCGTCTGTAAGGTTCATTACAGTATTAAGTGTAACCCTGTACAGAATGTTTAGCCCGCGATCAGAGACTATCCCACTTCCTTCACCGATCATAAAAGACCTCCTGTTTTTGAAAAAACCCAATCCCTACTTGGGCGGGTGGTGAACTTTTAGTCTTACTCTTATTTAAATACTCTGCTTACGTCAGGTGGCGCGTCCCAAATACCGTTGATACCGTCGCTACCTTCAGAAGCTTCTTTCTTAACCATGCCTTTAAGTGTCTTAGCACCTTTTTTACTATCAGAAGCAGTTACGCTGCTAAATATTTCATCAAGGAGGGAAGATTCTGAAGCGTCACAAGACTTGCCCATTGCTGCCTCTTCGTCAGTATCGTCCTTACCTTCTACTCCCTCATCGTCGTTATTTTTCTTTCCCTCATCGTCGTTATTTTTCTTTCCCTTATCGTCGTTATTATTATTTCCCTCACCGTCTTTCTTATTCTTGATAGCTTTTTGAAGTGCAAGAGGAAGTTTGCTCATATCGCCAGCGAGTAAGGCACTAGCAATCCTATCCATTTCATCCTCACCGTCTTCATCGCCCTTTTCAAGACCCTTACCTTTAGCAGCTTCCTTCTCCTCTTTAACAGGAGACCCTTCTTTAGAGTCTTCTTCAGAGTCTTCTTCAGAGTCTTCTTCAGAGTCTTCTTCAGATTCTTCTTCAGATTCTGCAGCAGCCTTAGAGATAAGCTTTGCTAGATTTTCTTGACGGCTGAGTGTTGCGTTAACGCTGTTCTCAGGAAGATGCATAAGGTCTGCGGCCTGAGCTTCGATGAGGTCATCTGCTGCTCCAGGAAGAATGCGCTGAGAAGCAACAATACATTTGATTGCTTTCTCTTCGAGTTTCTTGGCAGCTGCAACTGCTTCAGCGGCTTGCTTTGCAGTCATCTCAGGAACATGCATCTCATTCCTTTTGTCTTGATTACTAAGATTACTGTTGTCTACATCTTCGGCCCAAGCAGAGGGGTCGCCTTTTGCATAAGCGTCGTGCTTAGGGTCATTCTTTTCGTGATCTGGGTTATTCATTGAATAAGGGTCATTCTCAATGCCAGAGCCTTTAGCTTCAGCCTGTGTCCCTTTTTGTGACTTAACCCAATCTTCTGCTGTTTTGCTCGTCAGACGCTGTCTTGCCATCTGCAACCTCCTATTAGTAAATTGATTTTATATCAACTATCTACAGATATTTGATTACACACATTTATAAATATTAATAGATTATTAACACTTATAAATAAAATCAGTCGAAATTTGAAAGAATTTTACCCCATCCAGCTAATTTCTTAGCCTCTTGAGCTGTAGGTTTTCTTCCTGTTTCTATTATCAGCTCAGTAAAAAAACCCTTCAAATTACCTGATGCTAGCCTGATCTTACTTAGGGCCTTTACAGTATCTAACCCGACCGGTTGATTGCTCATAGTTTTATCTACGTGAAACAAAAGACCTAAGACATCGTCTCTACTATAACCATACTTTCTAATCTTACCCCAATCTTTAAGGTTAGAAAGTATATGAATACCATTAACGATTCTTTCGTTGTTCGGGTATTTCTCTGCAGCAGACATAAGTCTTTTTACATTTTTTTCGTAAGAAGTTTTTCTAGAGGCTTCTCTTATAAGACTATTATTTACCTCATTCTCAAGACCTACAGGTCTTTCTTGGCCTTTAGCTTCTTCCTGTAAAAGTTCTTTCCTTATTTGATTAAGGACCTGCTTTTTAAGCATGTCTTTTACTTCTTTTGTTGTAGCGTCATCTATAGGCTCTTGAATCTCAGGGGCCGGGACAGCTCCGCCTTGATCAGCACCAGGCTCTGCACCGCCTGGGTCAGCCATAGGATCTGCTGAGGAGGAATCCCCTCCGCCTTCAGCAGGTGGTTCTCCTTCGCCTTCAGCAGGTGGTTCTCCTTCACCTTCAGCTGGAGGAGTGTCTTCCGTTAATGGAGGAGTTTCACCTCCGCTTGGTTCAGGGAAATCAGTATCGTCTGCGGGAGGCGCTGGAGCATCCCCGCCACCCTCGGCAGGAGCGTCATCTTCGGCAGCATTTACTTTTCTAACCAAGTCAGATGCAGCATCACTAGCAGCTCTTAAGAGCATGCCTTCTTGAGGAATAAAAGAAGGTATATTTACTGCTTTGTTCAATTTTTCAGACACGTCTTGGTTATCGCCAGCTATGTCCAAGATATTTCGTAGAACGGCACCTTCAAAAGCAGGTTTTCTCACCCAACTAGCGTCTATAAACTTGCAGCTATCTGGTTCTTCAGCTCTACCACAAAGTTCCGCTATTATACGTTTCACGCCGTTAGGATCATAGAAGTAGTTATTCTTGAAGAATCTAACATGCTGACAGGCTTGAGAGTCATCTTCTGCAATATTTCCGCACTGAGAGCACTGAGAATATTTTATGAGGCATCCCATTGATGTCGCATTATACTCACCTGAGGTAATCTTCTCTATTAAGTCTGAGTGAGTCCTGTTAGTAGCGATAAGTATGTCTACGTATAAGGTTGTTAAGTCTTTACCGTCTCTCTTAGTAAAAGGTACTTCTCTAAGAGCTACGTCAATAACCTTACCTTTGGACAGTTCAGGTATTTGTACGTGCTCTACGTAGTTATCGGCCCCTAGGAATGAACTGTAGCAGGATTTTAAAAGATTTCTCTCCCAGCTATCTCCGTTATTATTAACGAACATAGAGTATTCTGGAGTGATGAGATAATTACTCTTCTTATCATTAGGATCCGCAAGTTCTGTGTCCACAGAAGCTATTATAGATACGTGACTCAACAACCATTTTGCAGGGTCAAAAGCAGCTATCTTATCTTGTGCTACCTTAACCCTACTAGCGGGGGTTTTTTTGTCGAGCCATTTACCAGGGTCTACTATTGGTGTAGTAACAATAGCATTACCGGTTTTTAGCATGGCCATTATTATTCCCCTTGATATATATTTTCAACAGCATCTCTTAAAAAAATATCTGAGCATGTATCACCATAACTTGCGCTCACTGTTTGGTACGCCTCTACATCAGACATACCTTCATTCTTGCATGTAAGGATATCTTTAGAGACACTCCCAACAAACTCATTAGCAAATTTAGTAGATACCGTGCTAGCCATCTTCCTAACCCTGTACTTTTCAATGTCTATTGACTGGGTTGAAGCAGCCAGCTTCTCAGCTAGTCTTAAGACTTTAGGACTAATATCTCCGAACTGATCCTTGGATTTCTCTTTCTCATAGCTAGAGTATCCAGTCTCTCTTTTTATAGGAGACACGCCATCAGACTCAGGGGTCACAAGAAGCAGTTCAGTAGGATCCATCTGCTGGTTACCTCCTACAGGCCACTCCACATACACCTTATTAGAAGCCGGAGCTATACCCGTTATAACTCCTATGTAGGGTGACTTCTCAAGCTCATTTACATACCACTTTACTTGTTGTCCTACTTTATAGTCACAGGCACCGACAGAATGTAGAAAAATACCAGGCATATTGTGGTCCTTTCAATTAGCTCAACTTCTGGTAAGGCAGCTTTTGGCTAGCTTCTTTACCGTTCTTTTTATCTTTAACAGACTCTACTTCTTTTGTAATATCTGTATTAAATTCCTTCATATAAGACTCATCTGAATCACCGTCATGAAGACCGCCCTTAAAGAAATTTTTCATGTATTTCTCGTCTGGGTCACTCTCAAGTGCAGATGCTTCTCTTTTACCTTCGAGGATGTCTGAGATCTGGTCGAGTTGGAAAGCCATCTTAAACAGCTCTTTGTCTCGTTGTTGCTCAAGGACACCAGCAATTTTATCCAGAGAGGCAGTAACATCAGATATATCTGAGATCTCTCCGCCGCCTTGATCAGGCTCTGCAGGATTAGAACTATCGTTTACCTGAGCATCGTCTTCAGTCGGTTCCTCATCAGCGGCTTCAACTTCCTCGCCCATTAGTTCTTCTATAGCAGAAAGCTTCCTAAGCATTGCTTCTTTTTCTCTTCTAAGTGTTTCCTTATCCATTTTTCCCTCCTCAGGGTTTTTAATATCTTCAGCCTTTTGGGCCTCTTCTTTAGCTTTTTGAGATTTCTCTTGGTTTTTCTTTTTTATTTCTTCTAACTTTTCTTTAGTGATTCTTTTGCCTCTCTCGAATCCAGTCTCTTTTTGTGGCTCTTCTTCAGGGGAGGCGTCTTCATTTGTAGACTCGTTTTCCTTAGATTCGTCAGAAGCTTTTTTCATATTTTTCATATCACCAAGAATAAGACAAAAAGTATTAGCATTAACCTTTCCGTCATATTTACCGCCGTCTTTAGTTCGAATAGACATAGCCAAGGCTTCCTCAGAGGCTAAAACCGGGTCGTACTTAGCAATATCTTTATTAACAAGAGTGGAGGCATGTACAGCTAAAGAACGTAAATCTTCGTCAGTTAGGTCGCATTGGTTACGAGGCATTATCCGCTCTTTAGTGCTAGAATCTCCACGATGGACTATCTCTTCCACTATAGTCTTACCGTTCTCGTTCCTAAACAATCCCCGAGCGTTCGTAAGAACTTGGGGGTGATTTTTTATGAGACTTCTAGCTTTATCCTTTACATTATTTTGTCCTTTGTCTTTAGAAGGAGTAACCTTCGGGACATTCTTATTAGTATCCTTCTTAGGAGTACTTTTATCTTTCTTTTTATCGTCTTTAGCCATAATATTCTCCTAGCGGTATATTCACCTAAAACCTTTATATATTAATAGATTATTCTTCAGGAGAATCTAGGTAATTATTCACCACACGCTTAGCAGAAGCAAATCTACTGTTGCTCTCGTATTGCGTACCTAAAGAAAACTCTAAGTTGTTTTTAAAGACTTCTATATAATTTCTCAAATCTAGAGCCTTTGATCTTAACTCTGTGAGTTGCTCAATAAAATCCGCCCCATAGTATTGCATCTCTATCTTATTAACGTCTGTGATATCATTAAGGGATTTTATAACACCCTCAAAGATCTCTATCTGACGTTTAAGTTGTCTCGGAGCCTTCGCCATATTACTCTCCTTTTAATTTCTTAATGTATTTGTTACCAGTCTCGACGTCTTTACCTTCATTCCTATATTGCTCTGTATACTCTTTTCTCTTGTCTTTATAATCCCATTCAGATAAAGTATTATCTCTTCTCTTAGGTTTAATTTTGGGAGGGGCTTTATACTTTCTCTCCTTAATATCTCCGTCTGTTCTTTTGTGTGTAACAGTTACCTCTTTGACGGGATTCTCCACCTTAAACTTTTTAGCTTGCTTTTCATCAGAAGGCAAACACTCATCTACGTCAATGCCTATAAGACTTGCAACAACAGACCTTATTTTATTGCTTATTAAAACTATCATTCTTATTTCTCCAGATATCCCATAATCTTTTCTAGTTTTTCTGGGTTTTGCATAGCCGCGTTTAATACTTTTTGAAGAGCGGCTTTTTTATTAGCAGGCATATTAGCTACTTTAGGATTCTCCTTTTTACCGCTTTCTTTTTTTCCAGCACTAGCGAATCTAGGCATTCCACCGCCTAAGTCCCCGCCGCCTTCATCTTCTTGCGGCTGCTCAACTTCTGAGAAACCCATATAATCAGCAAGCCTTTCTAGTACGTTATATCTCTCTACTAGACCTTGTCCTGCTGCCGTGTATATATTAGCCATAAGCTGGTTATATGCGAAGTCATCTACAGTAAAAAGGTCGGACTTAATCTTTTTACTAGTAGACTCAGGATCAATATTAAGCATATCGAGTATGACATCGATAGAAACCGAGCCCTTATTATAAAGTTGAAATACCTGCTCAAAGAAGGAATCATTATCTCTAATAGCGAGCCTAGTAAAGCTTAGCTTAGGGTATATAAGCTTTTGTCTTCCGTACTTATCTTCTTCTATAAAACCTTTTTTCTTCGCCACAGGCTTGAACAGGTAGTTTTCTACGTACTCTTGAAGTAATTCTCGATACAGCAAATATTGGGTATTCATAATCTCAAGAGTGATACGATTACCTGAATACGTACCTTCACCGGTAAGTATCTCACGAGTAACACCAAGCCCAGAAAATAGAGAGTTTTCTATATGGTCATACTCTCCTGAGAGTTCCAATAAACGACCGTTAGATCCCATCTCTTCCCAGTTAACCTGGTAGTTGGTGATAATCGAGAAGTCTGGGTCTACAAGAGCCAAATCAACCTGCTCTCGTAAGTTCTCAACGTCCGGCTCACTTAAATCTTCTCCCCACACGATACGTATGGGAGTCATGTGCCGAGAGGCTATTGAGGTCTGAGCTTGTCTAAGTTTATCTTGGAGGAGCAGAGTATTTATGCACCTCTCCAGTACAGAAACTCCTAGAGTCTCGTATTGGGATTTCTTTCTAGCTAGGTGGTACACATGCGACCCGCTAAAGGGGTCTGTGTCTAGAGGTATGGTACCGTTTTGTTCTAACTGCTGAGCTAGTTTTTCCGGTACGTCAGGAGGGCTGTATGGATTTTTTTCTGTTTGGAAGTAAGAGCCTGGATACATACCCTGCTTAGCTTGAAGTATACTTTTTTTAGTTTCTGGGTCTGGTATAAACTCTATCAACGAATCATCAGATAGAGGTATTTTCTTTATTCTAACCTGGTCTGGGGGAAGTATTAAAAGCTTTCTCCACCCTAAGTAATTAGGATCTTTATCTACAATTTCAAATTCTTTGTGTAATTTATCAGACCTTATTCTTCCAGCTTCTTTAAGCTCTTTTATTCTATCCTGCGCAGATAAGTCGGTTTCATCCTCAACCGTATAAGGCTCATGGTCTTCAGCGAAAATGAAGCAGTTACCCAAGAGCCAGTACTCATGACTTATTTCTAGAAGAGTTTTAAACAACTTCATGTCATCACACATGTCTACAAAGTAATCATAGACATAATCACACATATCTGAGTTCTTACATTTTGGTTTATCTAGTCTTATTTTTGAAAGAGGGAGAGTAGAGTGCAGGTCTACAGCCGCTCCTACAAATTCGTTAGAATTGTAAAAATGCCTATACCAAGCTCTACGCTCTCTTAAGTTTTGCGGCTTCTCTAAAAAGTCTGTAGATAGCTGCGGAGAGTAAAAATTACCATGACCGCTATTTGATACGTCTCCTATACCTGCAGAATCGAAGGCTTTTCTAGTATTAAAACCAAAGGTAGTCGTAGAGTACTTTTTTGCCATACGAGCTCTTGTTTCTTTTTCTGTAAGAGGCATAGGTGTGGATGACTGACTAGCTATGGTTTTAACCTGAGCTGTTTTTTTAGCCATACTTCCTGCTGTGTCGGATACGGACGCAGTTTTTGTAACCCTTGTCCTTGTCGATCCTTTTTTTTCTGCCATATACTATCTCCCTACTCGAATATTTTTTCGAGCTCTATATTATCTTCTATTTCAGAAACGTTAAACTTAGATAAATCATTTAATCTCTTAAATAGATTCATTATACCCGAAACTGTTTGGCTATCTTTTTTAAGCAGCATTACCAGGGCGTAAAAATCTTCTAGCCCGTTGTAATCACCCTTTTGCTGCCTCAACTCAGACCTAAACTTACCTTCCAAGTCATCCTTTAGAGACCCGTAAAGCTGAAGCATATTAACAATATCTTTCTTAACTTTACCTCTTAGCATATCTATTTTTTTGATAGTCTGGTTGGTTTCAGGCATCTTGGTCTCCATCTGATCTTTTATATTTTTTATTCCTAAGCCTTTTTAATATCCTTTTTATTTGGCTATTTTCAGGTATAGGTTCATACCACCCAGTGCTATCCTTAGCGTGAATCCATTCCGGGTCTGGGTCATAGCGGTCCTCGTAATAACCTACACCTGGTTGTGTTTGCTCGTCTCCTAACTCACCGGGCATAACATCTCCTATAATCTGAATAATACAACGTATATAAAGCGCTGGATTATTAATACATTATTATGGCGTGTATTTTTATGGAAATTATCGTTTAATTTTCTTAGTACAAAAAAGTATATTACTTAGGTATGATTAAAAAACCTAAGCAAGGAGAGTTTTTATGCGTAGATTTATGTTTCTGATTCTTTTTCTCGTGAGTCTGAGTTATAGTCAAGACTATTTCATGAAGGTCACTATGAACGGCGGTAACAGCCTATCCTACAATATTAACGAGATAAGCAAGATCGAGTTTATACCTTTAACGGGAGCCACAACCCTTAATTTAAACATTACTGTAGTAGATCACAATTATAGACCTATTCCATACGTATCCATAAGTACTCAAGTTGCTGTGCATACAGGAGCTTGGGAGGCGTGCTGTATCGAGACGCGCGAACTTAACCCTTACGCCAACTATATCACAGATTCTCAAGGTAAAGTATCTATAACTCTTAGACTACCAGAGTGTTATGACTCCGACCCTGGTGACTGGCAAGATAGCCCAATGAACCTACGTTTTACATACAGAGATGCGACTATATCAACTATTAATCAAACTGTACCGGGAGGATGCTCTTATATAGACATAAGTAGAAATATGTGTACAGATATAACGGTATTCTTAGACGAAATCGTTCTTCCATAAAGTAATAGGGGCTCTAAAATAGAGCCCCTATTACTTTATTTGTATCTATTAATAAACATCCTGCCTTGTAGATCTGATGCAGTACCGCTAGAAGCAGTAACTATTAGGTTTAGATCCCACTCAGCATCATATTGGTCTTCTGTAACATCTACTACTGTTCTTGTCACACTTTTAAACCTAGGGTAAACAGCTAAAGACCAATCTTTGTCTTTTGTATCAACACTACTATTGACGAGTTTATTCATCTCTACATAATTCTGACCTATTAAACGGTGGTACCATCTTTGAGCAAGATATATAGTTAAGTACTGACTTGTACCGGGAGAAGTTTCAGACAGCATCTTTAAATCGCTCCACACTCTATAGTGGGTCCAACTGCTTAAAGGAATGTACACCCATATAGGTCTATTTAGGTTGTAAATCTGAGGTCCTATTGTTTGAGCGGTCACGTTGTTATTCCAAAATGCTTTTTGATCATCGATTACACTTAGGTCTACAGTAGCTATAAAGTTGTTAGATATTGTAGTTTGATCGTCTGCGAACCAATTAATAACGCTCCCTTGGTCCCTATCTTTAAAGTAGGGGGATTCGAACTCGTAAGTCTGTATAAAGTCTGTAATGTTGTTCGTACTAACAGCGCTTTTATCTATTCTTCCAATATATCTCATCTTAATAGTCCCTAGAGTAGCCAAAGTTATTTTATCAAGACTATACCTATACTCTGGGTCATTCCTTCTAGTAACTCCTAACTCTTCAGATATAGTATCAGCATCTAAAAAGTTACCGCCTCGTTCTTCTAACTCAGGGGCTGCATAAGTCATACTATCTTTAACCCACGTTGGGATAACACCTGTATAACCGACACCATTATTACCAGTTTGTATATAATTAACTCTTCTGGTATCTTTAATCACACCATCCAAACTTTGTCTTACTACTACTGCGTCATCGTTATAACCAAGAGACTCATTTATAAGAACTACCTTTTGGTCTATACTAAATTCTTTAGTCCTCAAAATACCGTTAGGTTTGTTATCTACAGTCTTAATACCGTCTTTGTAGATGATAGCGTTCTGAGGCTCAGATATACTTGTCAGCTCGTCTGCAGTATCGGTACCTATAAACCTAAGGTTTTCTACCTCTAGAGTACCTTCAATCCTAGCGTTATTGTTTACAAAAAGATCGTAGTTAACGTTTGGGGTAGTAGTACCTGCAGTAATTCTCCTAGATGCTGTATTATTACTTACTATTAAGTCTCCTCTTAAGTCTACACTGATCTGACCCAAATTACCGTCACCGTCTGCGTGATCTATGCGAAGAGTCCTAAAACCCTGACCTTGGGTTACGTCTATACCAGACCTAGAGTCTACTAGATGTAATCCATAAGGATTGTTGGTGTCTGTGTAGCTTCCTCCTATATTTAAGTAAACGTCATTTAGTATATCGTTAGAACGAGGGAAACTATTACCTATAACAGTGGACACGCTTCCCGCAGTCCCACAAAGATCTGCTATAAAGTTTTCAGCCTTGGCATCCCCATCCACATATAACCACAAACTCCTATATTGATTTCTCTGCATTCGCATTAATTCGATACTACCGGAAGTACCCACCCCTAAAGTAAGACCTCCGATAGGCTCATTGCTCTCATTATACCCGGAACCTATATCTACATACCGAAGAGCGTCTAACTTCTGATTAACGGTTAGGTTGTTTACTATCGCCCTATCAAACTTAAGGTTATTAGCAAAGAGATCTCCGTAAACAAAAATATTATCTCTGAATATAACATTAGGGCTGAAAGTAACACGATTTAAGAGACCGTCTCCATTAAAGAACACATCTCCATTAAATAACCACGCATCAGCAGCCTCTCCTAAATCTAGCTTTGCAAATTTAAAATCTAATAAATCTCCTCCGTAACTACCAGAACCGTAGTATTTAGATTCCGTCCACATAATATCGTCGTTATTATTAGGAGGAACCAAGGTACTTCTTTGTACGTTGAATGACTTAATTGATTGTATTTCACTTAGCTTATCTCTTATTATTATTTTACCGTCGTTTTTAATTCTATCCGCAAGAGGTAAAGCTTCATCGTATTCATCAGATAAAATATGTACTGTTATATCCGCAGAACTTGCTATGCTCTGTAACTGTGACTCTAACTCACTTCTTAGATACTCTATAGCGTCGTCAAAATTAGAACCAGATATTGTAATAGTAGAAAGAGTTACGTCACCGCCATTCAAAAAATCTACTGTCGCGGTTACCTCATCCCCGCTAACCATCGTGCCTAAGGTATCTAAATATCTGAAGCTATTATCCGAGTAGAGAAGAGGAACTAGACCTGTGCCGTACAAAGTTTTTACAACCCTATCAAACTCAGGACCTAGGTCTCCTATAGTAAAAACCCTACCGCCATCTTTATCGTAAGATTCATAGAAACCGGAAACACCTGTAAATCCTCTATAATCCTCTATTCCGGATAAACCTTGAGTAGCTATACCCGGCCTAATCACCACGTTAGCACTCGACCCTGTTAAGCCGTAAGAAGGTGTCCCAGTATATCCAAAGTATGCTTTATTTTCTTTATCAACAGTACTTGGAATAGACCAAGTTTTACCGTAGACATCGCCTTGAGTGTACGTGTCTCTGTCTATAAAAAGATGTTCTCTTACGCGCACCGAGTCGTTCACATCAAGAACAATATTCACAGGGTCAACATATCTCTCAACATTCCATATTGTAGGGAGGGCGTCCCATCCAGGGGTCGCCGTATTAAACCCCATCCTACCTTTATAATCAACAACTAAGTAATTCTCAGAGTCTACAAACTGTGTATATACTCCAGTCTCACCGTTGTAGTTATGCATAGATAAGCCAGCAGCGCCTGTAATACCTCTTCTAAGTAAATTAATACTTACGCCTGTGAGACCTTGGGTGTGTATACTTACAGCATCGTTATACTCTCTTTTACCAGTTATACCTCTATCGTAGCCTAATGCTACATGCTGAAACGAAGCTTCATGGGCTATCACTTCACCCGGATTAAGTTCTTCTGGACCTGTTTCTGCGGTCACAGGGTACGTCTGAGTCCCTGTCTCTACGCCTACTTGAATAGCACCCATCTGGAATTTACCGTCATTATCGACAGCACGAGGAGTGATAGAATCAGTATTAAAAGCTTCAGAGGCAAACCCTTGATTCAACCCGGTTGCGTAAGCTCCTTCGTCGAGCTTAGCTCCTGGGAATTGGGAGTTGAATCCTGTGAATGAACCTTCAGTCTCAAACACAGCAGACTCACCATACCCGCCGTGAAGACTACGAAAGGAAACCTCTTCCAAAGTCATAGGCCTTTTATCGTACATAGTAAGAAGGTCTATTACCTTGCTATTATCGATTATAGATGTTCCTGACTCTCTATACACAACAGAAATAGGAACTCTAAAATGTTGCTGAGTAGGAGGTACAGTATAGTCTATACCTCCTAAAAACGAGGTGTGTTCGAATATATCTTTCCCTATAGGGCCTTCCCACCCTTCCAAAACTCTTATATCAAATACAGCCCTTAATCTATTAGCTGTAGCTGTTCCAATGCGAGGATCAAGTAGGCTGCTGTCGTAATACACCTCATCGTCTGCGCCAGATGTAGCAGTAACCTCTTCAAAATGAAGGTCGATGAATACAATGTCTCTTCTATCTTCTGTAGGTGTAGTTAAGTCTGGTATTAGAGTAAGCGTTTTACTCTTATCTGAGTTAGTAGCTAGGTCAACATTTGAAGTGCCATATGTTTGTAAGTTGTAAGTTATATCGTCAGGAAGAAAAATATAATAACCTTTTAAAAACATAACGGCTGGATTATCTATACCATTACCGCCTATAACTTTAAAGTCGTTAGGTGTTGAACCGTCGCTAACAACCTTAAAATGGTTTCCGGTAGGGTTAGTAGTGCTAAACGTCTCTAAGGGTACAGCAATATCTCCTTGAGTGTGTTGTATAGACCTACGCAACTGGTCCATAACAGCGATATGCATATTACGGATTTCATCGTCTAATAAAGGCTTGTTCTTTTGAGGATTTAAGTAGTAGTACCTTTTATCCTCGTCGTATATGATAATATTGGAATAATTACCGGAAGTTCCGCCCATTTTTTACACCTTATCTAAAAGTCCTTGAGAATGAAGGTCCGTTCATAGAACTTCTTGTTCTTGTAGGAGACCCGTAACTTTTTGAGCTAGAAGGTCTATTCAGGCTAGCTCTCATAGCATCTCTTGACCTAGCTTTCTTAAAGCTATGCGCTTGACTAGATCCTACAGGAGCAGATATTTTATTTCCTAGACCTTTTACTTTGTACTCGATAGCCACTTGAACCATACGAGACAAGGCATCACTATTATCATCGTGAGCCTTATCTCTGTCAGGGGCGTGTACTTTTATTAAATACTTTCCTCTTTGCTCCGATTGAAGTGTTAAAAGCTCTAATACAAGGTCCGTGTCCTTTGAAGGTTTACCGTCTATAAGTCTTTCTGTTTCTAATTCAGGTAACCTCAAAGTGGAAGAAATCATACTGGCTAATAAGTTTTGATATATCTCTGAGTTTCTAGTCTCAGAAAAGTGCCTAGACTCAAACATCTTCTGTCCCTTTTTCTCTAGATAAGGGACTATACTCATACCGTAGTATTGGTCCATTAAACCCTTAATTATAAAAAATCTATCTTTAAACTCAGATATCCATTCAGCCATCTCATCCGGCGTAAAGAAATCTTTCCCTTCTTCTTCTGCATACCTCGTCTCACAACAATCTACTTCTAATTTATCCACCTCTTCTCCATCAACTACTTCTTTAGTCCAATGCCCTACCACTACTGAAGTTCCATCACCTTTTAGTCCTATGTCAATTCCCATGAAATGTGGGACCCTCTCAAAGGATCTTATTTTATAGGACAGCCCCGGCACTATATTCTGCCGCACAATAACGGGGTCTTCTATCCAAGCGCATATCTCATCACTAAACTCAGCCCCGAACTCAGACCTATATACCTTAGGATTTTCGTTATACTTGTTCTTTAAAAACTTTGAAGCTAGTTGAGGGTCAATCTCCCAGGTAGGAGCCTGGATCATTAATATATCATCGTTATCTTCTTTAAAAGAGCGTTCATACTCTTCATAAAACTTACCGGTCTTTCCATAAGGTGAGGATATACAAATAACCTTACCTGCGGGGTTACCGTCCGGTGTCTTGAACTTAGCCAAAGAAGGAGTAACCGCGTTGTAAATAGCCCTATCATTTTTATCACTAGCACCTACACCGGAGTTTTTCTCATCGGCGAAAAAGAAAGCCATCTCATCTAGAGCGACTATTATATTGTTATGACCACGAAGACCTTTAGCACTACACGGAGCAACATTAATAGTTATAGTAGCTCTGCCTTCGGTTCCGTACTTGTCTATATCTCTTTGAGACCTCAGGCGCATACTCTGTTTGGTGGGCTTACACCTGAACTTACGAAAGAACTCACATCTTTCTATATGACCTGTTACCCTGTTAAACAGTTCTGTAGCAGTCTCTTTACCCGTAGACACACAAGTGATACGTATATCATCTTCAGGCATAATACCAAAGTATTCCTGAGGGCAGTATCTGTTTAAAAGTTTATAGGTTTCGTACGCTATTATGCATGCAGTTACGGTCGTATTATGGTTAGTCATACCGTTAGCAACAAAAGAGTTTCCATCTGGAACGTTTAAGTCATATACACGGTCTTCACTTTCTTTTACAGAAACAACCTCAGAGTAATAATAATCCGTGCTTATTATGTTTCTAAAATGCTCAAGTTCTTCCTTACCTGCATTAATTTCTTTTGCAAAATCTATAGACTTGCATAGTCTATTGTATGTTAGATCCTCTCTCGTATTCTTTGTTATATTGCCTAAGAGTTCTCTTAGTTTTCTTCGCCCAGGACCTTCGCCTCTTTTTCTTATAGGAATAGAATCCAAAAGTTCTCGTATCTTATTTTTTTGGTGAGGAATACTTTCCGTGTTAGATTTACCTTCTTTAGCTTTTTTAAGAGACTCTAAAACAGGAAGCATCTTCTTATCTGAGTCGAAGCCTATTAGATCAGCAAATATTCTTCTAGACCTTACCCCTTTTATACCTAAATGGGCGTAATGCCTCTTTGTTTTTTTATTGTACTTCTCGCTAATACTAGATATTATACCTAGATTCAACAAAACTACTTGAAGCTCATGGGCTAGCCTTAAGCTTGCCGTAGAAAAAGTAATATAAGACCCGTTATTTTCGGGGCACCCATCTGTCTCAAATAAACCTCTAAGAAAAGAACAAACCACAGATTTAGGCGACCTAAGTATAGACCAAGGTATAGATTTATTATATCTATTACAATCCCAAGAAAAGCCTAAATCGTGAAAAAATTTTCTCGTACCAGTGCTAAAGAAACTTAATCTACCTGTATTAGAAGTTCGTTTGTCTGCTATAACTCTATAATCATTAAATATATTTGTATATAGGTCTTTTAAAGAGTCCCACGTTTCGTTATGCTCTACAGTTAATGACAGCGCATTTTTAGCCCCCCAACTTTCGTCTCCCACGAGATAACCCAATAATCTAGCTGTGAGTTCATCTAGCTCCTCAGGAAAAGTTACTTCTTTTTTCCCTTCGTTATTAAAAAACTTATCAAGTTTTATTTTTTCTGACGCCCACAGGTCAGTGCTTCTATTGATGGCTATATAGTCTCCTGGTTTTATATCGTCTAGATAGCGCCAAACAATTAGGCCCTCTTTAGACATAACCTTTACTCTATGATTAGCGGTACCGTTAATACTGTACCCATCTTTTGTCTTAATCTTAAATACGTCCTTTACGCCGCCATTATAAAAATATGCAGACCTGGAGCTTCTACCGCTCTCTTGAGCTACACCTACATTCAGCGGAGAAAAACCCTCATCAGGAGCTTCACCTAGGTCCTCTATACGATAGATACCTTTATCAGTTAAAGTTAGGGAATCTCCTGTTATGCATTTACCAGATCTTCTTCCGCAGACCAAAACTAAGTTAGGTCTGTCTCCGTAATCATGAACGTTTATACGATGTTCGTCGTATAAATATTTAGAATACTCAACTTCATTAAACCTGTATAGTTCTACCTCATTAAACTGGTCTTTTATTATTATATCTCTATTACTTGAGTTATCTAATTCCAGACCATAATAGCATTTAAGAATAAATCTTTGAGACGGGTATAATGGAGGAACATCAGGAGTTGCGCCTAAACCCAACCCCCAAGGAGCAGTAACAAACTCCATTATGTTTTTATCAAGAAGTTTACCTGAGTCGGTGTCTTTCTTAATAAATGTAGTACACATCTCAGCTATAGACATTATTTCTTAACCTTTTTCCCATGATATATCTTCTCAGCAATATCTTCAAAACCATCTAGGTCTTTAGCTAACTGAGAAAAGAAAATCTCTTCGTACTGAGTAGGTATATTTACCTTTTCAAAGGTGCTTTTTACAGTTTGTAGAAAGTGCTCAAATACCTTCTGAAAATTATCACTGTGAAAGTCTACTCTTCCTGTAGCCTTACTATTGCTGATCTTCTCCCTTTTCTCTACGGTCTCTACTAATTTCTTAAGTATGAGAATACGTTTATTAGATATCTCAGACAAATCATCTTTAAGGTTGTAATTCTCTTTACGCCAGGTCTTTAAATACGCTGCCTCTTCAGCAATCTCTACCATAATATTATTTAATATAGTAGAGGTAGAGGCATTTTCTTTAAGAGATATGTAGAGGTCGTCGTTTTCAGTAGGGTCCTCTATATTTCGTTGTAAAGGAGACCCAGGTTTAATACTGACCTGCAGTACATCTTCTGGGTTATTAACCGAAACAAGGCTACTCTCTAGGGTATCATAAGCCTCTGTGTGATTGCCTTGTTTTTCTTTGAACCTTTCATCCTTTGTACCACTACTACCTATATCTTCTATGTCTTTACCTAGGTCTATCCCTTCTAATATATCCTCTTTATCTACCAATAAATGATTATCTTCTCCGTCTAATAAGGGATAACCATCTTCTCCCAAAGATGGTTTCTCCCTTATCTCATCCTCATAGATCTCAATATCTTTATTATCTTCTTTTCCAGGCATGGACCCTCCACACATATATTATTTATTAAATATCTAAAAGACCGGCGTCTAATCCAGTACCGTCATAAGACGTATCCACATCAGTTTCGCTGGCTTCTTTTCTCAAACTATCTAGCATTATGTTATTTCCAGAACCCCACCTGTTGGCTATCATATCTTCTTCCATAGACATATCACCACGAGCCTCATCAGGGTTATTATTTAGCTGTATTTTCTTCGTGTGAGGGTCTAACTTAATAATACCATCTTCCTCTTTAGTATTAGCAAACCTCAAACCTTGAGACATACACATATCACAATTGTTTAAGATACAGGTAGAGCATTTACTTGCTTGTTTAAGTTTTGCATCAGATGAAAGATGGTATTTTTCAGAGGTGCAGTTACTTAGTACATTAGCATCTACTTCTTTTATGTTAGCCAATACATCTCTAATCATACCTGCGGCTTCTACAGTAGGTATAATAGAAGAAAGCTTAGACTCTATCTTATCTATAGAAATACCAGCCGTAACAGCCTTATAAGCTGCTTCCTTTGCTACATCGTCTTTAGCATACTTCTTTGTTGCCTCATGACGATAAAAACCTTTTACCCCACCTTCTCTCTTAGCGGGTGTGTGGTCTTGAGTAGCCATAAAGGCTTCTCTTAATATACTTAACACACTGTTACCGGCTTCAAGAGTGTTTCTTAAGACACTAGCTTTATCGCTAGATATACGGTCATTGAAATGGAGATCATCAATGTAGCTTGAAGCTATCTTAGAGTCGATCTTACCGTCACGAGGAAGAATCTGACATCCGGTAGCTTTTGCTACTTTTTCATCCGCATTATCATACTCATTTTTCTTAACACTCTGAATAACGTAAGTTGGTGAAGTAGAAGCTGTTTTTACAGCCTTTATAGCGTCTTCTGAGGTTTCATACAAAGAAACATCTACATATACATTACCAAGAAGTCCTTGAAGAGAGGCTAGTTTCTTTATCTCCTCTGCATACTTTTTTATAGTGTCTCCCGAATACTTCTTTTGTAGGGCTTCTTTAAGACTACCGCCCATGTGGCCTTTTAGCATCTCGTTCTGCATAAAGGCAAGCACAGGTCTAACCTCAGAAAATCTATCTACCTGAACCTGTTCCTGAGACTTAGAAGCTTTCTTCATTATAGCTGCCTTAAACTCTTTCTGAACTTCTTCAAAACTTCTATTAGGAACACCCTTTTTCTTAGGTTTTTCCTTGGCAGCGGTTTTTTTGTTAGAAAAAAGAATAGCAGAACGTAACTCTTCTTTAGAAGAAATGCTAGCTGATTTACCTATAACACCGGCTACTCTAAGGTGATTAGCATACTCTTCTAATATATCTTCGCTATACTGTATCTCAGTAGAAACTTTTTTCTTTAGCTCTTTACAAAAACCTTGGCAGTGGGACGCGCAGACATGCCTTTTAGGCTCACCTACGACATACTTAGCCAATCTGATTTTGTTATTACCTAGTACTCTAGCGGCTTCTTTACAACTATCAAAAGGAGTAAGGTCTACATAAACATTCCCAAGTAATCCCTGCTCTTCAGAAAGCTTTTTAAGACCCTCCGTTGACGCTTTAATAAGCTTAGCGGGGTAGATGGATGCTAGCTTTTCAGCAAGCGGCTTGCCTGTCAAACCGGTCATAATCTCTTTCTTAGCCGTATTTATTACACCTGCAACATCCTCACTACTGATTTTCTCGATCTTAGCATCATTGTGAGCTATATTGTGGATTAAAGATGCGGTCTTATCTTTACCTGTATAGGTCCACGCCTCTTCTAGCTGCGGAATAATTTGCACGTTCATAGGAACAGGAATATTATCCTTGTTCTCTATATCTACTACCGCCCAATCCAGGTCAGGTATATTAGCCGTATCGCCGTCGCCCATTAATTTTGAAATATCTCCTAAAGCCATCTTTATTCTCCTCTCATAAGATTTGCTAGAATATTCTTACTAAGGTCCCTAGCAGTCTTATCCATAGACGACGGACCTTCTAAAAGGGACTTATATCTATTAATCGATTCTACCTCTGCAGAATTTTTAACATCATCAGGAGAAATATCATCGCCGGACTCTCCCTCAGACTTATCTTCCGGTTTTTCTTTTTTAGGTTCCTCTACTATCTCCTCTACTTCCTCTACTTCTTCCTCTGTTTTTTCTTGATCTTTTTTAATACCCTTAACTTCTGTATTACTAAGACCCCACCTAGGGTTAGTTAGCTCATCAGCGATGGTATCAGTTATATCAGAAAGGTCACTTACGGCGGTATTTAGGGTTGATTTCATATCTCTAAAATTCATTATGAAACCCTTCCCACCAAGCTTCCCGTCAGGAGTTACATCAGAACCCCTTAGCATAGCTAAGTCCTTCATAGCTGCTAGAAGGGTGCCTAGAGAGACGTTAATATTGTGTAGAGCTTTTTTAAGTACTTTAGCATTCTTCTTTTCATACTCAAAATCTCCTATATCTCTAGCATCCCCACTCTTACTTTTGCTAT